TTGTAATTTTTCTGTGCTAGCTACAAGTATATCATCTGAAAACTCAAAGTAGTCTTCATCTTCCATCCACTTTAAAACACCATCTGATGTTTCACCATCAAATGTAATTGCTATATCTGTATCTGCTGTGCCCGCACCAAATGTTAAAGTGTTGCCCAGTAATTTAGTAATAGGGCCACCCTCTGCGGCTGTACCATCATGTGTGTGACCAGTGCTTGCCGCAAATGCCGCTAGTAATTGGTCAAACTCATTATTAAAATGAGAAGCCTCAATGACTGAGCCGTCTGCAATGCTACTACTACTTTGTCTTGTATAGGTCGCTCCCATTATCTTCTTCCTCCGTTAACGTATTCTAATTCAAATCCTCTTAAGGATAATGCTTGTTTTGAACTCTGGTCTTCTAATTTAAATGCCACAACAAACCCAGAACCTTCCACAGATATTCTTTCTAATGGAAATCCAGATGAGCCGTAGGCTGATGTTCCATACACACCGCTATTATAAAATGCCGCCACTTGTGCTGATGAAAATGAATAGGCATCTGGTTGTGGTGTATTTGTATCATCAAAATTATATCTCAATCTAAATGTTTGATTTGTCGTATCTATGGCTTCACCAACTTTGTAGTTAACTAAAGCTCTTTGCATACTCTTTCTTATACCTGGGTCTCCTAATGACATATCGGGAGAACGGTAAAAACCTCTTATTGTATCTGTGCCAGATGCTCTTGTAAAAACACCTCCAGATTCTTGTTTATATACATAGCCATCATATCCACCGTGTATTATTGTTTCTGTATCACTAATAAAAAATGAGTCAGTAGCAGATGGTTTTAAACCTTTTATGTCTGCATATTCAAATCCTAATGTTCCTGTTTCTGGATTTGCTTTTAATACAGCCGCAATACCTTTTGATAATATTTCTGTTTCGGCAGTTTGCGGAAAGAATAGTCTATATTGTGACTTGCTTCTTATAATTGTTGAAGTAATATTATCTGTGCCAATATCTGCAATTCTATCTTGTATTTGTTTAGATACTGTACCTAATTCTACGTCACCAATTCTTTCTGTACCTGCAATAGTACGAAGTCCGTCTGGTGCTAAATAAATTAAGTCACCACCAAGCTCCTGTATACTTTTACCATCTACACAGCCAATCTTACGAGTAACTGGTGTTACGACAAAATCAGAACTTGATGAGCCAGTTATTTTAAATATTCTGTCTTCACCAAATATAAAAAGTTCTTCACGGAAAACTTTAAGTCCAACAATCGTTGTATCAACTTTTATTGTTCCTGCCCCAGTGCTAAAATCATCTTCTGCAAATGGGCCAGAAAATATTACGCTAGATACAGCGTTTGACATGCCTGCATAGAACATGTGATTTTTAAAAGATGCTACAAATTTTGGATTTGTTGGAGCAGTTCCACCATCGGTTGCATTTATTATATCAACGTTGAACGATGTGTCAATAGAAAAAGCCGCATCTCCACCAGTTGCTATCATTATTTTTTCTGTGCCGTTATAATTATAACGTTCAAAATCATATCTAAATGATGTACTTTTACCTGTAACTACAGAAGTCCATGAGCCACTTGTTCCTGCACGAGATATTGTGCCCCCTCTAGCCGCTAATACTATGTCATTAAATATAGCAACCATATCTACAATCTCACTAGATGCAGATACTTGCGGTACAATATTGCTATTATAATGTGTTGTACCTAACATTTTTTTGTAACCACCTGCAATGTCTGGCTCAAAGTTAGTAAGCTGTAGAGCCTCACCAGGTCTCATTGAAAATACATCTTTATTTAAAACTAGACCGCCAAAACAACTAACAACTGTAGGTGTTATCTGTGAAGTATTTGGCACTACATAACTCCTTTACCATAGTAACGTAGATTTACTCTATCATCACGCATGTATTCTTGTTTAGTGACTAAATCTGTTCTAAGTCTATCTAGCCCTTCTTCATATTCTTTTTTAGCTATCATTGCATGTTCTGGGTCAGAACGTAAGTTATATGTAAAATAACTTGCTCTTGATACTATCAAATCTGCATATCTATCATCTAAATCTGGTTCATCTGTAGAAGCTGATAGTTCTGTGTGTTCTTTAAAATATTCGTAGTTTATTTCGTAATCACTTCTATCTGGCACAGGAGATAATCCTAATTTACCACTCTGTGTTTTGTACACAAATCTAGGCTCGCCTTGTACTGAACTTAAATTTAATTTATCTCTTTCTGCGTATTGTCTTACGTAATCATCATATGAAATATATTTTAATCTTTGTACACCTATATTTCTAGATACTCTTACATAATCAACATCAAGATTAGTTGTAGTAACTGTATTATTTAATGTTATAAAAGTTGTTTGTGCTGTTGCAGTAAATGTAGTATCTAAGACTGCACCCTCTCCAAAGTCTTCTACTGTTACTGTTGTATTTAAATTTTGTGTTCCTTCAGCCGCAGTTCCTACTTGCACTTTTAATGCTTGACCCACACTGTTAGAATCAAATACTCTAAGTTGTAATCTGTATTGTTGATTAACAACTGTTGATATAGATTGATATGCCGCAAAATCATTTAATCGTAATCTACCATTACCACCACTATTGTATGCCGCACTGCCGCTTCCTGCTATTGTAGTCCAACTACTAATGTCAGAAGTAAACTCACCATTAGTTATTAACTCTTTTGGTTTTAAATAGAATGTATCCCAATCTATTTTACGCCATTGTGCATCACCTGTCTGTGGTGAATTAGCTGTAGGCAAAGCGTATTCTCTTTGACCTGCGTTAGTAACTTGTATTGTTTCTTTATGTAAACTTGGTAACTCTTCTAGTTCATTATAGATATCGTGTAATGCTCTGTTAGTAAAATTTTTTACAGAAGTTTGTATACCACGACTGCTACTAAAATTAGCAGAGGTTAGCTCTACTTCATTTAGTGCATTTAAAACTCTATTGCATAATACTAGATATGTTGCCATTATATTCCTAATTTTAAATTGTTAAATCCTTCTATTGGATATGCATCAACCTCAAAACATAAAGAATCAAAGTGAGCATTATAGTCTCCTTGACTATCAGCGTATGCTTTAAATTGTTCTACGTATAATTCAGTAGATGATAAACATGTATCCATGTCTGGATATAAATATCCTTGATATTTTACCGATGGCCAATTAGGCATCGAAGTTATAATTATTGCCATAACGACTTTAATCATAACTAAATTCTAGCACAATTAATATTTATATCTTCCAATAATTTTATAATTGTTTCTAGTTTTTCTTCTATTAATTCTATTCTTTCGTATAATTCATCGTGGCTATCTTCAAAAAATTTAATTTTTTTTTGACTAGCTGTCATATTCCAATCAGTCATGTAAATCCTTTTAAAAAGGGGGCACTAGGCCCCCTAATGTGTTATAAATTATGAGCTGTTAGAAGCAGTTTCATCTGAACCGCTAATATCACACATAACTGCCCACACTCTTATTTTACTTGCGTTATCCTGTGCACCTAACACTTTGACATCAATTGTGTCTGCAGAACCATATACATGTCCTACATTTGAAGCGTTAATTACTTGAGCACCATGACCTGTAGACGTTGAGTCTAGACCATCAATGTATCTATCTACATCGCCGCCATCACCTACGTCAAGTGTAACACTTGAAGGTGAAGCAGTTAGTACTTCAATTCCTGCATTGATAACAAGAGTTTCAGCAGGTACGTTTAACATCTGTACTACATCGTTAGCCGCAGGGTCGAATAGTGAAAAATCCACTGTATTTTCTACCCAGTAAGGCTTTCTTCTAGTAGAAGGATGTCCTGCCGTACCGCCAGTTGTTTTATCGACTGTTGCCATTAGTATTTCCTCCTATTAATCTATTAGTAAGTGTCTTGCGATAAGAGCTTCCGTACGAAGCACTTTTCTACCAAATATATGCAAACCTCTTACGATGTCCGCAAATGAATCTGGGTCTCTAACTACTTCAGTTTTTGCAATTTGATTTGCAGTAGCTGTTGAAGACATGTGTCCAAACATTACTTTAAAATAGTTAGAAGTCGATGATGCCGCAAAGTTATTGGTCATATATAATCTAAAACCATTAACTAAACCGTCCATGACGTTACCATTTCTCAATGGTGAAGTTGCGTCACCAGTAACAGACGCATCCATTAGTTTTGCACTAGCTTGTCCAAGCTGTTCGTAAAACTCTGGAGTTCCTAAGAACCATCTGTTATCTGTTGGTACGTCTGCCGCATGTAATCTTTTAGCAGAGTTTGCTAAAATATCTGTTGGGTCAGTTTCTGAAGAACCGAAACCTGTGTCAGTTCCAGAACCGTCTGAACCTACAGTGGTGCCTGCACCCGAAAACATTGCCGCAATTACGTTTTCATCGTATGAATCTTTTAGAGCATATGCTCCAGAAGAAGTAGCCAAAGCCTCAAAGTTAATATGAGATTGTCTTTCTTCGATATCGTCAACTTTAAATGCAAATGCATTAGCCTGGTCTACAGTAAGTTGGAGTTGGTCATCAGCCAAATTTTGGATGTTGATTTGTCCACCTCTTGTGTATGAGCTTACTGTGATTGTTGGCTCTTTAATAATGTTAACTGTGTCTCCGAAATTTTCAATCTCTCCTGCATAATCAGTATTAGTAATATCTTCTACTACTGATGCAGTTCTAAAGAACTTCTGGACTTTTTGGCTATAAATAATAGGTAAAAAATTACCCGATGGTAGGTTATCATAACCCGCCGATTTTGATATTGCCATGTTGTCCTCCTATAGACAGTTAAAGATTAACCATTGACAATTCTACCTTCTTTTCTAGCTAAGTCGATATCTTTTTCATACTTCGCAAATTGTTGTGGTTTAAGTTTAGCTATTTCACTAATCTTCCACATTTTTTTATTTGAAGTATCCACTTCACGTTTATTAGTAGATGTGACAGCTTTAGATGCCTCAACTGATTTAGCAGTTTTCTTTTTACCATAGCCTGTATCCATTTTGTATAAGTCTATAGCTCTAGCCGCTAATTTAGCGTTAGTAGTATTTTCATACAACCAACCTTGAATCGTAGAGTCTTGTTTTCCTACCCATTCATGAAATTTTTCATCTGCTCTAATCTCATTATAGTCTGGATGTAATTTAGCTAATTCAACTTCAGCTTTCTCTTTTTGAACGGCCATTTGTTGGCTCTCTAATTCTTTAAGATTGCTTTCAACTTTTTTAGCTTTTTCATCTGCTTTAGTGTAAGCTATAGTTTCTATAATGTCATAGACATCTGGATATTTTTGTTTCCAAGCATCTACTTCTTCTTTTGTCTTTGGCAAGTTAATCTTGTCAGCATTATCTTCTAATTGACGTTTTAGCTTTTCAATATCGTCTTTATGCTTATTGACAGTAGAATCGTAATGTCGTTTAAGGTCGTCATAACGTTTCTTAAACACTTTCTCTTCAGCGT